GGCCGACGACGGGGATCGGTGGTAGGGTGTACGCATGGAGCCGTGCATACGTACGCAGGTGCTGGCAGCGATCACCGGCGGCATGAGTCACCGTGACGCCGCTGCAAAGTTTGCCGTTCCGCTCGGCACTCTGAATGCGTGGGTGCGCCGATCTCAACCAGCGGCCGAGGTGGTCAGGCTGGCCACCGTGCCTCCCCCGTTGCCCTCGCGTGCGACCGGCCCTGCCGCAGCGGCCACCATCCGAGGCCGCGGCTTGCTCACCGAGGCCGCATCCGACGCGCTGGGGCCGGCGATCCGTGGTCGGCTCCGGTCCAGCATCGAGAGCCTGACCCAGCACATCGACACGCAACTAAAGCAGGCCGCCGCCGGGTGTCCCGCCGACACCGATCCAGCCGACTACCGGCCGCCCGACATGATGCAGCTCGCCAGCGCCGGCCGCCTGCTTGACATGCTCCTGAGCCGAGGCGCCGACCTCCTGGCGTTTGACCGCTCGACGCAAGAGCCGACAACGGCGGCCGTGGTCGAGAGCGCGCACGAGGTAGCCGCCGAGATGGCCCGCCGCCGCCGGGTCAAATCATCGTAAGTCGGGAGCTACCGGACGGGCGCTCGTCCAAGAACTCCACGGCGATGTAGCGGTAGGCATCGACGGGGTCTTTAAGATCTTGGCCACCGCGCCAATGCCGACACGCATGGATGAGCCGAGGGCACGACGGCAGCACAAACGCACGGCCGGAGATGAACGCATTGTTCAGCGTTCGACGCCCGGCATCCACGGACCCGCGCCCTTTGGCCGGTGTCTCAATGCGGAACGGTGGCCGCGCCATCCGAGCCAGGCGCGCAAACTCGCGCTCCATGAGGTCGTTTACGCTCAGCCCCGCGCCAAGCTTGCCGGCTGAGTTTATGTCGCCCTTGCACAGGTGAACGTGGGCAGGTGTCAGCCCCCATCGAGTGAGCATGGCCACCACTCCCGCGGCATCGGTGGCCGGCGTTGAGTTTGCGCCGGCGCTGTACTCGTCGAGCGCCCACAATCGAAAGCCATCCCACCCGACCAGCACGGCAAACTCCTTGCCGATGCCCTCGCCGTGATCCATGCCGAGCCCGATCCGCTCCATGGCCGGCAGCGTGTCGGGGTCTACGACGCAGCCCTCGCCAAACGCCGACAGGTATCGGTCTACCGTGACGCCTTCCCATGCGCCCTCGACGCGCTGGGCGTATTCCCAAGGCGAGTACGACGCGACCTGGGCAGCTATGTCGGCCGGCGTGCGGTGCGGGCAGTTGGCCGCCTTGAGCTCGATCAGAGTCTCCGACCATTCGGCGTGACCGGCCGCGCCTGTCTCGGCGTCGCCGTGCAAGTAGGCGCGCAGCCACCCAAGCGGCTTCCCGACCGGCGTGAACTCCAGCCACGCATGGCCGCCGCGCACGGCCAGTCGCGACAGCGACTCCCCCCAATGGGATTCTCGCGGCGGCTCGTTGTACCAGAGAAAATCCAAAGTATCGCCCGCCAACGCCGTTTGTTGTTGGGTTCCCGACTTGGGCAACGCCAGCGACCCGTTCCGGCTCATGAGCCCGCGAGCTCCGCGATAGGTGTACCCCTTTGCCGTGTCGTACCGGCACGCTGGATCGAGCGCGTGAGGCGGCTCGATCTCGCGCAGCTTTGTGCTCACCTTGGGCCAGTCGTTGAGGTCCGGCATGATCACCCACCCGACCGAGGCCCGACCCAGCGGCTCACGCCACGGGTGGCGGTCGAGCATGGTCCACCAACATTCGGCCGCGCCTGCCCGCGTTTTGCCGACCTGGTTCCCGGCTCGGAGCACGCGCCGCCTGGATGGGTCGCGATGGAACGCCTCCTGACCCGGCGACATTCCGCCCCCGCCCGCCTGGCCTTCGCTGTACCTGAACAGCGGATCGGCGTCGTAGTGCCGGAGCCACGCCCGATTGAGATCGTCGTCGGACGCGAATTGGATAGACGACACCCGACAAGGTTAGCCCGCCGGCCCAAATCGTGGTAGCGTTCCGGGTATGCTGACTGTGCTTCCGGTCCATCCGCTGCCCGAACTGCCGGCCGATGTGCTCCGGTGGCGCCTGACGGCGACCCGTGAGCGCATGATGACGGGTGACTGGTACGAGGATCTGCGCGTCGAGCTTGAGCAGTTCTTCGCGCCGCAGGTACTGGCGCGCATGACGCACCCCGACACGACGCGCAACCCGCAAAAGACGTTCAACGTGCAGAAGAACGTGCTTTACGACGAGAGCCCCACCGTGACAACGCAGGGCGAGGCCGCCGACTTGAGCGCCATCCTGAAGCCGGAGCTCTGGCCGCTGCGTCAGCGGTCGCACCTCCTGACGCTGGGGCTGCGCGAGTCCCTCATGCGGCTCGACTGGTACGAGGGGATCGGCGTCAGCTACCGCGTGGTGTCGCCGGCTTGGTGCATTGCCTCGGCTCGACCCGAGCGCCCCGATGTGCCCGTCATGGTACAGGAGCTACGCCCGCGCATGGCCCCCGAGGGCGAGGTCGTGTGGACCTGGGAAACCTGGGATGTTTCCGATCCGACTCTGCCCGTGTATCGGATCGAGCGCATCGATCCGCAGACCGGGCGGCGCGTCGATGTGTCCGACCAGTACCGCTCCGGCGAGGTCGGCTATCCCTACCTCGACACGGCGGGCGCGCCGATCCTGCCGTACATCCTTTACCACGCGCAGATTACCGACCAGTTGTGGAACTGGGAGGAGCAGCGCGAGCTCGTTGACGGCACGCTAAAAGTCGGCGCGCTATGGACGCTCTGGTTCCACGGCGTGCGCGACTGTAGCCACCCACAAAGGTACGGCCTGGATGTGGAAGCCCCAAGCTCGGTGAGCACAAGCTCGACCACGCCGGTAGACAAGATCGCCCTGGACCAGTCGAGCATTCTGCTCCTGACCAGCCGGAAGGAAAAGAGCGGCTCGCTAAACACCCTCGCCCCGGCCATGGACCCAAAGTCTATGGCCGAGGCTATCGTCCAGTACGAAGCCGGGCTCGCTCAGGAGGCAGGGATCAGTCCCGCCGATCTACAGGTGGGCGGCTCGTCCGGCATGAGCGGGTATGCGATCGTCGTGTCTCGCGACGGTCTGCGTCGTGCATGGCGGTCGCAGCAACCCGCCGCCGCAATGGGCGACGCGGTACTTCTCGCGACTGCCGCCCGCCTGGTCAACGCCTACGGCACCGGCTCAGGCATTCAGTCGCCGCCGCTCCCTGAGTCGGCCACCGGGTACGCCGTCAGCTACGCCGAGGTGGGGCGCACGCCTGACGAGATCATGGCGACGTTCGCTCAGATTGACGCGCTGGCCGCCAAAGGCTTAGCCGGCCCGCTCGATGTGGTGCAGCACGTTTACCCGTCGCTTGGCCGCGACGGCGCGATCGAGAAGCTGATCGACATTCGCCGCCAGCAGGCCGAGCTCGACGCCGCGCTGGAGGCGGCCGGATTCGGTGCCGCCCCCGTGGCGACCGCCGCCGCCGATGGACCGCGCCTGACGCTCGCCCCGACCGATGTAGCCGTGGTCGTCACGGTGGACGAGGCCCGCGCATCGCAGGGCTTGCCGCCGTTCGTCGGCGCTGACGGGCTCCTGACCATCACCGAGTACAAAGCCAAGAATGCCGGCGTCGTGGCCGAGGCCGCCGCCGCCGTCGCTGGCGTGGGCGCAACCGCGCCCGCCGCTTCACCCGCAACCCCGGAGATCTGATGCTCGACCCATCCGACGCGCCCGCCCCTGCCCCCGTTGCCGCCATGGCGGACGACACGCCCGCCGTCAAGGCGCGAGTCGCTGGCCTCACTGCCCGCATCCACGAGCTGGAGAGCATGGTGCGTGACGTACCCGCGCTCCGCACGCGCCTAGCCACGCAGGCCCGCGAGAGCGAGATGTTGCGATTTGCCTACCGCGGCAACCTCAGCGACGACGCCATGGACCCCGAGGTAATCGAGGACGCCGGCCGCCGGTACGATCGCCACGTTGCAACCACGGGCGACAAGTCGGGCACGTTCGCTGAGTTCTTGGTCGAGCTGGCTAAGGCCCCGCCGGTCACGCTCCGCGCCGCGTTTGCTCCTCGTCCCGGCACCGCATCGACAGAGGCACCGAGCGTCGAGCCGGCCAAGCTGACGCCGGGCCGCGTCAACGGCGGGACCATTGCAAAGACCGGCCCGCCGCCCTCGACCACGTTCAGCGAGGAGCAGGTGTCAGCCATGACACCCGAGCAGGTGCGCGCCAACATTGCCGGCATCATGGCGGCCGCTCACGCCGCCGGCGAGATCGCGCTCCCGAAGGCCGCCGCCCCTTGACAGGCTAACGCCGCCGTGGCAATCTACTATCGACGACACGCGCCGGGTTCTCTCCGCCGATACCGGGAGTAGCGCAGTTCGGAAGTTTTCCCCCTTCCCTCTGAGGCTTTACCCAAATGGCAAACGAAGTCAGCTATGCATCCCTCCTCAGCGCCGGCGGCCGTGTCGCCCGCATCCTGAGCAGCCTTCTCCATACCAACCTCTACGACCCCACCGGGCTCCGTGCGCTGATGACATTCATCCCGTACTCCCCCATGGGTAGCTCGACGATGAACGTCACCAAAGTCACCCGCGGCTCTGTGATGGCGGCGGCGACCACCGAACTTTCGTCAGGCTTTGCGAATACCGCATTGAGCACCGGCAACTACGATCTTGCGGTCGCTCGTTACGGCCTCAAGATGCAGCCGACCGATCTGATGAAGATCACCGGCGGCGCGCTCGATGTGAACTACGTCGTGGGCGTGCTCACCGAGTCGCTTGACCTCACCCTCACC